CAAAAAATAAGCATTTCCAGAAGTACTAGCACTACATACGCAAAACCAAAACTTAGCAGACAAACAGCTAATAAGTTTAAAGGGGCTATGGGTACAGTTAGTGATGGAGTTAACCAAGATACAGGGGGGTGGTTAAATGGTAAAATTCTGCTTCTTGAGGAAAACCAGGATTACGAATTAATTGTATCAACAGAATCAGAGAATAATATAGGACTAGACGTATATGTAGGCCCTGGCACAATAAACGGTACAAAAATTGGTACTATTGGCACTGGCACAGGTAAAAAAGATGAAGTAGTTAACTTCAATATGGGTTCCGGTACTCCTTTAAGTACTTCGTATCTTGGGTTTTCAGATGAAAACTATGGGGGCGGGGGAGAGTATTCTCTAACAGTTATAGACCAAGTATCTTTAGTTAAGAAAAGTACAGGGGGAGCAGGTACTTGTTCTGCTGGCGCGCACGCGGATAGAGCAACTTGCGAAGGGGCAGGAGAAACTTGGACTTTAGATGTCCCTACAGATACAGACTTAATTACAGATGGTAAATTTGACTGGACTTATGAATACGAGACCCCAGGTTTTGGGAGTTTAAAGTGCCTAACTAGCGAAGAAGAATGTACTAGATTACAGAATCTAGCTATAGCAGGGACTCCTGGAGAACTAGATTTATTCCTGTGGGACAGAATCAGTATTACAAGTCGTCTAGATACTAGATCTGATTATGTCGCCTCTAGTTCTTGCGTAATCGACCCCCAGTTCTGGCAAGCTTCCGGGCGTTTTAGATACTTAAATGAAAATATTATTCCAGATACTATTGATAAAATATACATGACAGCTAAAGATGCCGAAGTGTATAATTATAAAAACAATGCTTGCACCCCCTTCCATGCGGATGCGGATGCGAACAACCCTTGTCATGGAATACTAGATTACTGGCAATATAATTCAAGTATAGATACGTCTATTATGGGAGTTACAAATACTTTAAATACTTCGACCCCTGTAGTAACTCTTAAAGATGTTCCCGTATCTTATAAAGGTAGAATAACAGTATCGGGGCCTACAAAGATAAGAGTTGTGGCAGATTTATCAGGATTTAACCCCTACACAACGTATACGTATGGAGCTTATGGAAGTGCGTTTCCTTCCTTAACTTTTACTTCTAAAGATGGTTATATTACTGCAGAGACAGAATTATATTTAGCCTCCTTAAACAGCTTGCATTATGTTAAATCAATTTTAGCAAACGGTAGATGGAACTCCACTGATTTAGGGGCTGGAAGGTTCCGTATTGAAAGCGTGGATCCTTTAAATATAGGGAAAACTCAAGGGGAGGACTGGTATAATAGTAAGTATGAGGGGGATACTGCGGAAGAAAGGAATCCAAGTTACTGGAATAATATACATTGTGATTTACAGGCGTCCCAGCTAGTTACTAATGATTGTGACGGGCAGACCGGGATACTAGGGGCGGGCTCCTACGTTACTTGGGAGTTTTTAGGGGATATAAGTCTCAACTCAGGGGTTTTAGGTTACTTAAATTTAACTGAAGCAGGGACTTATGTAATAGAATCCGAGTTCAGACAGCATGCAGCAAAAGGGGGGCAGGGTATGGAATGTTATACTCACCCACTACTAAACCAAAAAATATGCTACTACTCTTCAAGGGCTACTATGTCTACAATACCTATTAAGTTTGAAATTGTCTAATGGAAGATAAAGCAGAATTAATGCCAATGAGCCCAGAGGGCTACACTGTAGCTGCGGCATACTTGGAAAAGGGTACTGCAGCATTGGCCGCTCGTGCGTTGAGTATGGAGACTAAAGACGTAACACAACATTTGCGCGACCCTCAGGTCAAAGCATATATTGACCAAGCGTACTTAGACTCTGGGTATAGAAATCGCGTAGCTTTAGGAAAGGTTATGGATTCTATTATTGATAAGAAGATGGAAGAACTAGAAGAAGCTGAGATAGGCTCTTCAAAAGATATTTTAGACATCCTTACAGTGGCGCACAAGATGCGCATGGAAGAGATGAAAGCTATGGTAGACTACGAGAAACTACATAAGGCCCCTGAAATACAAAATCAAACTAATGTTCAGATTAACGAAGGAATGGGTGAAGGCAACTACGGTCGGTTGATGAAGCAGCTCCTAGGCGATAAGGATGTAATTGAAGGAAAATAATATATGCTAGAAGTTAGCAGCACGAATATCAACACGACCGAAATTGTTGAGTTCCCCCAAGATGAGAGATTCATCAAACTACCAATAGGAAACTACCTAACACTTTTAGATATAGAACCTATTAGTCCCCAAATCGCACTAATCAATGCTATCAACGATCCTCAATATAGGTTCGTAACAGCTTGTCTTAGTAGAAGAACTGGCAAGACGTTCATCTCGAACGTTATTGCCCAGCTGGTGGCATTAGTACCTGGATGTAATGTCCTAATAATGTCCCCAAACTATAGCTTGTCTACAATTTCTTTTGAACTACAACGTCAACTTATAAAACAATTTGATATTGAGGTTTTGAAAGATAATGCAAAAGACAAAGTTATAACATTGACAAATGGATCTTCGGTCCGAATCGGTTCTGTTACCCAGGCTGACTCGGTTGTTGGACGTTCGTATGACCTCATTTTATATGATGAGGCTGCACTAGCTGAAGGCATGGATTCATTTAACATCCAATTACGCCCCACACTGGATACTAATAATTCGAAAGCTATATTTATTAGTACACCTCGTGGTAAAGGTAATTGGTTTAAAGAACTATATGACCGTGGTTGGTCAGATGAATATCCGCTGTGGGCGTCAATCCACTCCGACTATAGGGAAAACCCTAGAGTTAAAGAAGCGGACATTATCGAAGCAAAGAACTCGATGTCAAGAGCCGAGTTCTCGCAGGAGTATTTAGCAGAATTTAATACGTTTGAAGGACAGATCTGGCCTATTGATGAGAATCAAATACAGGACTTGTCTTCAAGGGATTTTAGTAAACTAGATATGGTTGCGGGCTTAGATTTAGGATTTAAAGATGAAACTGCCTTGTGTGTTATTGCACACGACCCTGACGAAAACATCTTCTACTTTATAGACGAGTATGAAGAAAATGGTCAGACGACCAACTATCACGCAGAGCAGATTCAAAGAATGGATGATAAGTACGAGTTAGACTTTATCTATATCGATTCGGCTGCAGCGCAGACAAGATACGATTTCGCAATAAACTACGACATTAGCACTATCAATGCTAAGAAAGCAGTTTTGCCGGGAATCGGGTTCGTATCTGCGTTAGTCGAAACTGGAAGGATAGTAGTAGACCAAAACTGTAAAAACGTAATAGAAACGTTTGATAACTACAGATGGGACCCTCGTGAAAATCTCCTAAAAGAACGTCCTCTTCATGACCACTTCTCTCATATGGCAGACGCAATTCGGTACGCGCTATACACGCACGCTGGACATATGGAGCTAACATGAAAGAAAAAATAACCTCATTAGAGACTGAAGTCGCTTTATTAAGAAAAGACGTAAAGACTTTATACAGAAGGGAGCCAGAATTACCTAAATGGCTTAAGAACTCTGCTATAGGCATGCTTGCGGGCATGTTTTTACAGATAATGACAATGGTTTGGTGGGCAGCCACTATGGATGCTAATCTTAGAGCAATGAAGGCGGAAGTTAGTTTGAACACTGAGTTCAGAATGGACTTCCCTAAGCTACACCAAGAAGTGATGGTAGAACTAGCAAAGATTGAAGCGCGAGATAAAGCATTGAATGAAAAGCTATCAGATATAAAAAGTAAGTTGAAATATGTAGGAAAGAACGGCCAGAATAACTAAGGAAAAAAGTATGGCATTAAAAAGAGACCTAGTAAAGTACGTTCGAGACCGCGCAAAATCACAGTATCACAAAGCGGATACTTGTGCAATTTGCGGGAGTAGTGAGAAGTTAGACTTTCATCATTACAACTCGATGAGTGAGATGCTAGATAAATGGTTAGCTAGAAACAAGCATAACCCTAGAACCCCAGAAGAAATTATGGCGATTCGCGACCAATTTATTGAGGAACATCATACAGAAGTGTATGAGGCCACAGTAACCTTGTGTCATCCGCATCACATTAAATTGCATGGAGTTTACGGTAAAAGCCCATCTTTAGCAACTGCAAAGAAACAACCTAATTGGGTTGAAAAACAGAGGATTAAACATGAGTTGGTTAAATAACTTAGTACAGAAATTAAACCCGGCACAAGGAAGTATTGTATCGGATCAAGGGGAAAACATATTCACAGACTACTCCGCACATAGACGCGCAGCTGATGCGTATGATGATATAGAGGTTGTGAATAGAGGAATCAATCTAATCGCCGATTCGGCAGCAGAGCTGCAGTTCGATGTGGGTGATAGGATTCATGGGCTTGCAACAGAGACAATTAGAATAAAGAAATTAGACACTCTAATTAATTACGCACCAAACCCATACCAAAGCGCAGATACGTTTAAACGTGCGTGTTTCGTAGATTTTTTAGTCGATGGAAATATCTTCGTATATTATGATGGTGCTCACCTATATCACCTACCATCGAAGTCAGTAGAAATCGTCGCGGACAAAAAAGAGTTTGTAAAAGAGTATAAATACGACCAGGTGGTGTTTAAAGCTACTGAAATCATTCATATAAGAGACAACGCAGCAGACAGTATCTTTAGAGGTACTTCAAGACTTGAGGCTGCTTACGGATCTATTGACCGTCTTTCTAAGATGTTAAAGTTTCAAACTAACTTCTTTAAGAATGGTGCAGTTCCCGGCTTAATACTAAAAAGCCCAAATGTGTTATCGAACAAAATGAAACAACGACTTTTGGATTCTTGGGCACAAAAATATAATCCAGAACACGGAGGTCGTAGACCTGTAGTTCTTGATGGTGACTTAGATATTAAACCTATGGTTGATAATACATTTAAGGACTTGGACTTTGAAAACGCTGTACAAGAACATGAAAAGAGAATCTTAAAAGCGTTAGGAGTTCCACCAATTCTTTTAGATGGGGGAAACAACGCAAATATTAAACCTAATATGAGATTGATGTATCAAACTTCAGTTATCCCATTAGTTCTGAAATTTTCAGCAGCAATGAGAAAACATTTTGGGTATAATATTACACCAATTACTGAAACAGTTAGCGCGCTACTACCCGAAGTAAAAGATCAAGCCTCTTATTTATCCACCCTTGTTAACTCTGGTATAATGACCCCTAACGAGGCTAGATCTAAATTACGTTTAGAAGCTCTAGAGGGTGGAGACGAAAGACAGATTCCTGCAAACATTGCAGGGTCCTCAGCAAACCCCGCCGTAGGAGGAAAACCCTCAGAGGGCGGAGATGACAAAAGCGTACTAGATCTTAGTTCTAGAATTAGGAATTAAAACTTTCACTTGACAAAATTCCAAAATCCTGGTATAATTGTAAGTGTTAGTGGATCAGTGCCATCTCAAACAAATTGGAGATTAGCATGACTAATAAAACTTTAAACCTAGTCGGAACCTTTGAGAAATCAAGTAGTGACGATGACGTTTTAAAAATAAAGGGATATGCAAATACGACGGTCAAAGATCGTTCAGGAGATATAATTGAACAAGCTGCTTGGTTAAAGGGCGGAATGGACAATTATTTAAAAAATCCGATTGTATTAGCATATCACAATCATTCTAAACCAATTGGTACTACTGTAGATTACAGTGTTACTGATAAAGGTTTGGAAGTGGTTGCAGAAATATCTTCTGCAGCTGGCGACGTATACTCTTTGATTAAAGACGGTATTCTCAAGACTTTCAGCGTTGGATTTTCCATCAAGGACGCAGATTATGACAGAGAAGACGATGTATTTTATATCAAAGATTTGGAACTACTAGAAATTTCGGTAGTATCAGTACCTGCAAATCAAGACTCTACTTTTAGCATTGCAAAAGCTTTAGGTGAAGACTATGCAGAGTTTAAAAAAGAGTACATTGAAGCTGAGGAAACAGAAACAATCGTTGATGAATCTTCAGAAGCAAGTAATGAAACTATCCTTAAGGAGAAATTAAAAATGGATAAATTAGAAGAGTTAACACTCAAAATGGAAGCTATGGAAAAAGCAGCTGCTGATAAAGCAATTGCTGAGCAAGTAGCAATCGAAGCTGAAGTAAAAGCAACACAAGAAGCTGATACTAAAGCTGCCCAAAAGGCACAAGCAACACACATTGAAGTAATTTCAACTGGTGTAGAACGTTTAGAAGCAGAAGTTGCTAAACGTGCAGCGGACTCAGAAGCATCTTTAAAAGATATTTTAGATGGTTTACACGCTGAATTAAAAGAAAACAAAGATGAGTTAGAAGCTTTACGTGTATCTAAGATGCAGTTCGCTACTCCAGAAGAGGTTAATGCAATCACTTCAGAAGAGAAGATGAATTCAGTATTGTTGTCTAAAATCTTACGTCGTGATATGAAGGGTACTAAGTACTTTGATAACCTAGTAACTAAGTCTGGCCGTCAACATGGTGTTGATGATGCAGATTGGGAAACTGAGTTCAATTCAAACGTATATGATGTAGCTAAACAATCTTTAGTTGTAGCTCCTATGTTTGATAACATCACTATGTCTACTGAGACTATGCGTATCCCTACTAACCCTGGTGCAGGTGTTGGTGAGTGGATTCATTCAGGTTCTTACCGTGGCGCAGCATCAACTGGTTCTGAAGCTTCAACTAACCTTAATGAAATATCACTAACAGCTCATAAGTTAGTAACTAAGGAATACATCGGTTATGAAGAGAATGAGGATGCATTGCTTCCAATTCTTCCAATCGTTCGTGGTCATATGGCTCAACGTATTGCTAACTCAATCGATACTGCGTTGTTACGTGGTACTGGTGTTACTGTTGCTGGTGGAACGTTTAACCCAATTCGTGGTTTAGCTTCGTGGGCAACTACAGCGGCTACTAAGACGCCTAAAGCTTCTACAGCTAAGGTTGCTGCCATTGACTTTGCTGCTGCACGTCGTGCTATGGGCTTACATGGTCAGAATCCTGGTGAATTAGTTTACGTTGTATCACCTACAGTGTACTACGATCTAATTGATGATGCTACATTTACAAGTGCTGATAAAGTAACTGATTCTCAATTGATGCAAATCAAAGGTTATGTTGGTTCAATCTCTGGTTCTAAAGTTATCGTTTCTGATAAGTTTGAAGCTGCAGCCGCTGGTAAAGCTCACTCAGTGATCGTAAATACTAGCTACTTTAAAACAGGAACTCTACGTGGTCTTATGACTGAGTCAGATCGTTCTGTTGAAGAGCAAAAGTCAATCATCGTATCAAGCATGCGTACTGGATTCATTGGTTTAGACCAAGCTTCTGCTACTACTGCTAACGGTGTAGCGTTACTTAAATATTCTTAATATTTAGCTAATATAATCGGAGGCCTTGCGCCTCCGGTTATACTAATTGTAATTAATCTTAGTTATAATTAGTATAACCTATAATGGAGAAAGAATGTCAGATCTAGTAACATCAGATGAATATAAAGACTATCAAGGAATCACGTCTGGCACAAATGACTCTAAATTATCTGTATTAACAGGACACGTTAGTGACTTGATTAAGAACTACTGTGGGCGTACTTTCTGCGATTGGTACAGCGTTACTAAGACAGAGTACTTCGATACCACAAATGTTAACAAATTATACACTGTTGAGTGGCCAATTGACGCTGCGTACGCAGGTACTGAAGTAGCTTACTCTGAAGATGGTGGAGTAACTTACACAGTATTAGTAAAAAATACAGACTACTTCTTAGATGAAGATGGCATAAGAGCTGATTACAATGGAGTTAAGAACTTCTTACCTTCAAACGTATTCAAAGGCATTAGAGTAAAGTACCGTGGAGGATACGACTCTATTGATGTGCCTAAAGACTTAAAACTAGCAACATACGATTTAATTACATACTATTTAAGAAAGGAGCAAACTCCTAGAAAGTCTATCGGAGACACTTCTGTAGAGCATGTTAAGTCAACAGACTTTCCACCTCATATTAAGAGAGTATTAGATCTTTACCGTAACATGGAGTAAAGATGTCTGC